AGGAGCTTTTCCAGTCTGTGTTCTTCAGGGTAATCGTATTGTGGCAAGTGACCGAGTTTTAGCTTCTGCGTCACCGACAGCGTCTTGTTGCAGTATTTTTCACTTATTGCCATTTACTATGCCATGTGATCCATTGGAGGGATGCTAATGTCTACATTTTTAGGAGCCCCATATCCCATAACCAAACACCCAAGAGGTTTGCTATATACAGCAAAGGGAGCCAACGTACTCAAGGCAGACCTATTGTCTCTGTTGCTAACCAATCCTGGCGAACGAGTCATGTTGCCAACTTTTGGAACACCACTCAATAAATTGGTCTTTGAACCAAACGATCAAGAAATAATCAACCAGGCTGAGGAAATGATTCTAAATGCAATAAAGCTTTGGGAGCCTAGAGTGGTCATTCAAAATATAATATTAGAGATAACAAATGATCCTAACAGCATGGAATCAAGTCTTCATGTAGAAGATTCTAAAGATGACTTACCACACATGCTAATGATTAGACTAGAGTTTTCTGATTTCGATGACATACCTCAAATTAACGAATTAGTGTTACAAGTTCCACTTGGAGGATCTTAATGGCAATAGAAAATTGTCCAGTTACAGTTACGCCTTTGTCTCAAAGCGAAATAATTAAAAACCAACAAATCATCAACCTGAATTACACCAATCAGGAATTCTGGTCGATGAAAACTCGCTTAATTGAATTTCTTCGAGAGAGATTTGGCGAAACGGGAACAGAATTACCCAATACGTTCAATGATTTGGTGGAATCGTCCATTGCTATTATGTTGATCGAAAACTGGGCGTTTCTAGCTGATACACTTTCCTTCAAAATGGACCAAATAGCCAATGAGTTTTTCATTGACACAGTAACAGAGGCAGATAATGCCTTTCGTTTGGCCAAACTAGTGGGATTTGAACCAACTCCGCCACTTCCATCAAGAAGTAAATGGACAGCTACCTTGACAAGTGCAATAGACCAAAATGTAACCATTACCACACCCGCTATTATTGAAGTTGCCACAGAGGGAGCATCAATAAGGATTGAGTTGTTCCCTGCGGATGCCGATGGGAACCCAGTTTTGAATGAAGACATCACAATCCCAGCAGGTGCATTAGTAATTGACAACATAATAGGTCTTGAAGGTCAAACAGTTATCACTAACCTCACTGGCACAGGAGAGCCCCTCCAAACATACGCATTAGATGGGCCAACAATTTTTGATTCTATTATCGTCCAGGTTGATGGAGTGCTATGGGAAAAGGTTGATTACTTCACAGATTCGAATCCTAGAAGGGAATATAGAGTTGAATATGATTCAGTGTACAACGCCTTTGTCATGTTCGGAAATAATATGAGAGGATTGAGTCCCCCGGTTGCTGCAAATATAGAAATAACTAACAGAATAGGAGGGGGAATTCAAGGAAACATAGTTACAGGTTTCATTGACACACAAAGACAAGCAGTGGTTAGTGGGCTAGAATATACCGTTCCTGTTGGTTTAAGAAATTATACAGCAGGAGAATTCGGATATGATGGTGATACTATAGAAGATGTTCGACGTAAATTGCCTATATGGGCCAGGACACAAGATCGTGCCGTTACCGGACTTGACTACAAAACAATCGCCGATCTATTTGTGACCTCCTATCATGGTCAAGTAGGAAAATCTAACGTCATATTAAGAAACAAAGGTTGTGCATCCAATATAGTGGATGTCTATATATTGGCCAGAGATGGAGCCAATGGATTGACGCAAGCTTCAGATGAATTGAAAGTGGCACTCTATGAAGAGTTTGATGATAAGAAGATGATTACAGATTACGTGTGTCTTAAAAATGGAACAGTGATAGAGGTGGATGTTTCTGTAGAAGCCGTACTCAATAGATTACACAGAAAATTTGAATTAGAAATCAAAACCCAGATTGAAGAAAAAATCAATTCGTATTTTGACCTAACAAATTGGGAGTATGGACAAGATCTAACAAGTTCGGGTCTGACTAAGGCACTGTCCAGTATTGTTAGGATAGACAGTTTTACCGTATCTTTCGTAACAAGTGATGAAAACAATTCTGGTTCTGAAGTAACGGCCCAATATTATGAAATCATAAGACCCGATACTATTGAAACTTCTTTTATGTATGAGTAACAATGAGTCTTAAAACTATAGACCAAACACCCAGCATTACAGATCAAGTACAGTTTGAATTAACTACAACTGATTCTGATGGATGTGTTATATCTCCATACAAAATTTCCACTGTGAAAATTTATTACCTGGAAAGGGGATTTTCTGGGGAGAATTTCACTGAATATGACCGCGATATTATTCCTACAGAATTAGTTTCACAACTCGCAGAAGCAACAGAACTTCTCTGTGCATTCCCGACAGATGATAATTTGGCGGCAGTCAATAGGATCAATAATGAAATAGAGCAAGCCAAACTAACAAATACCATTCGATATAAACGGGCAATTCCAGTCGAAATTTTTGGACATGTTGATGCTGTAACTGGAGAAGATTTTCCAGCGTGGCTAAATCCTGGAAGTGTACCAACGTCGGAGCAATTTGCTGTGATTGAAGACAACATTCTCATTTCCGCAACTGATGATGATGATGTTCCAATAGTAGGTACATTTAATCTTATCTGGGAACCGTTGTCGCAACGAGAAGGCGATTATTTTATTTGTTGGACTTGGGCACCTAATGCTGTCGGGGATTCTCTTTCGGCACATGAGTTTTTTAGATTAAGATGTGACACCAATCTAACAACCACATTACCCACACAAGCCACAGATCCAGATAAATATACCACCCTGCTCGATAGATATACGCCAAATGTATATCGAGGACTACTTAGCGATAAAGATTTGTCACCTTTTGTGATTGAGGGATTTAATGGTGCGATAGCAAAGGGTTTTACTGATCTAGAAGATCAAGCTAATCAAATATTGGGACTCATCGATTCCAATGTGATGCCAGAATCCCTACTAGGTCTCTTGGGTAATTTTTTCAATCTAAAGTTGCGAACAGCCGATCCTACTCTCTGGAGGCGGCAAATCAAAGAAGCCATTCCTCTTTACAAAATGAAAGGTACGAGAAGAGGATTAGAAGGAGCCTTGGGTCAAGCGGGTATGAGTTTAGAAAGTTTTACCCGTCTGTGGCAGGTAATTTCTCATTATACTTGGCAAGAACTATTTGACGTGGAGGACGGACAAAGTGAATTCACTTTGTCCAAAACAGGAATTTTCGACCCCACCAACACAGAGGTTTACTACCGTGGCTCAGCAGATACAAGTTGGACAACGCTCACCGCAGATTATGTAACCATTACAGCCACAACGGCCACTTGGAATGGGGATGGGTTATCAGTAAACCCAATTATCCTGGCGGCGGATGACTCCATAAGGATTGTTTACAAAATAGCAGAAGTTCCTGACGCGACAGAACAAACTCTCGAAGAATATGTAAGAACTCTTGATCTTGATGACCAACGAGATGAGCGAAGCCAATGTTATCCACCAAAAAATTGGAATGTTCGTGTGATTGAAGAAGATGATCCTTTGTTGGACCTAATCATTCCAGTAAAACATCCACTTCACGATCCTCTTGTTTTTGGTTGGGAGAGAACAGAGTTCCCATACAGTGAAAATATTTACAACATGGAGGAGTACAATGGGAGCACTAGAGAATCACTCGATCCATGCAATATAGATAGAGAGTTCGTTGATCCTTGCCGAGATTGTCTTGGTAGCAAATACATTATTGATGTAGGGATCGAGAATCTGACAAATGATCGAGTTTTAGAGGCCACAGATATTTTCAATGAATATCTACCAATCCATGCTACATTACACTCTATGAACTTTTCCGGGGTGATAAATGATTTTATTATTTCCCCTACGGAAGAAATTGTTATCCTTATGCATTACTTTGGAGAAGAAATTGTATTGAGCGGTGAAGGACAAAGAATTTTCAGACGCTCAGTTCCACATGAAGACGCCTTGGCTCTCATGAAGAGAAATATGCTTGCAAGTATCACAGCAAAGGCAACTACGGAATCCGGTACGGCGTCCAATATAGCAACCGTGATTGCTTCATCGGGAACTTCGGCTGTTGGAAGCACAACCAAAGGATACAGGGTTAATTTCTCCAATTTAGGAGTCAATACCGGAAGTGTAAGTGGATCGGCTTTGGACAACTCAAACTGGCTTGAGATTTTGACACCACATACTTTATCAGGCAACTATTCAATTGACAACATAGATGGCTTCCTGGCAGATGTCGTAATTCCATCTGGAACAGAAGCTAGCAATCAAACCCAATTTGTTTTCCGAATTTCCAATCGTATCATTGACGGAAATCCAGTAAACATCACACAGGATGATTATTTTACGTTTAATGATAGCGATGTCAATTTTCCATTACTAAGTGTACAAACGCGATGGGATGTGGATGAAGGAATTTTTATTGGAAGACCGTGGAGATTGACTATTACTTCCTCGGGTGGTGGATCTTTTACCGTGGGGCACATGTTGCCAGATGGAAGTTTGGTATTAGAAGATGATGGAACCTTACCAACTTCAAACACAACAGGTATGACATGGTTGATTGCAGACGGTGATGGCACCACCCGTGCCACAGGCACGGGTGGTGCCCTTTCTGTTCGTCGTAGGGCAATTGTAGACTTTCGACCTGGCAGTGGTGTTACAGCTATAGATGAAATTCGTAATTTCGTAAAGATTGGTGATTACGTGTTGTATGGTGGAACCCAATACAAAGTAATTGGCTTTGTAG